TTGAACCAACACTTCTCCAGAATGCGATTTGTGCATCTGAACTTCTTGCATTTGCATCAGTAACTACATCTGCATATCTTGGAGACAGACATGCAACCGTATCTTTTCTATCAGAAGCAACTTGGATAAGTTTTGCAGCTGCAGCTCTTGCAGCATCTACACTAGATGCAATTTCAAGTGCTTCACCAGCAAGTAAGAAGGCGATGTCAACATTTTCAGAATCAGCAAATAGATCTGTTCCGTTAGAGAACGCACCAGTAGTAGGTGCAATTCCGTTTCTACCGTTTCCAAACTCTCTTTCAACATATTGTTCTGCACCAGTTGCGGAACCTGTTGTATTAAGTCTTGCAAAACTTGTCTTTGTTAGTGTAATATCTTGACCCCAATCGGTAGTACCTGTTGGATGGTTAAGGACATAAACATAATTAGACAAATTATTAATACGGTCAACATAATAGATGTTTGTACCATCTTCTGTCTTACCGTTACTTGCTTTTGACATATTTTCTAAAACTTCTACTACTGTTTCACCAGCAGGAGACATTTCAGTAACAACGATTGAAATACCTTGTGAATCATTAGTTACTGGGTCAACAGTATTATCATCAGCATTCGGAGCACCACTAAGAACTGCAGCAATTGATGGTTCGTTGATTACAAAGTTATCATATGAAGATTCGTCTACAAGATAAATTTTGTATCTATTACCAACGGCACCAGAATCTTTAAATGCAAATTCGTGGCCACTAAATCCAGCATTACCAAACCCAAGTGCGTCAAACGCATCTTTGTTTGGAAGATATACTGTTGTACTAAATGTATATGTTGTTTCTTCTGGTAAGTTTGTTCTTACAACGATGGCGTCACCACCAGCAGGAGCGGTTGCAAACAAGATTCTTGTTCTATCTCCAACCAAACTAAATCCATTATTTGTAGCACCTTCTGTGTATGGAACACCATTAACAGTAACCTCTACAGTTTGTGTCGCAGTAACAGCTTGTCCAAGTGTAAATGAACGTCTTGCAGGAACAGTAATAGTTACTGTTTCACCTGTAAGTGGTGCATTTGAAAGGAAAGTAAAATCTGCACTATTCGCAGCGATACTATAGTCTGTTGCAGCATATACACCATCAACATCATTTGTTGCAGCGATAGATTGATTTTCTACTGCATATGTACCTGGCGCATTTGACAATGTGAACACAGTTTGTTGTGCAACATTAATTACAACTTGGTCGTTTGCATCTGCGAACAATTTAATTGCAGTGTTTGCAGGAGCAGCTGCGGTTGCAGTATTTTCAAACTCATCTGGCATATACCAAACTTTATAAATGTTACCACCAGCGACATTTGGAGAAAGTGTATCTACTGAAATATCAACAGCAGAACCAGCAGTATTTGCTTGGAAGTCAAAAGTTGCAGAAAGTCCGATTGTTGCAGCATTTACAGATGCAACATAATAAATCGTTCCGTCTGTAAGACCTACTGCGGCACCAGCATTTTCTACATACACAACTGCATCACCAACTTGGAAACCATGGTCTGCGTTATCTAAAGTAACAGTATCGTTTGTGTCAGAAGTCAGTGTAATTCCACCACCATACTTTTGGAAGAAGTATGCAACGGCGACTCCATCACCATTATATGTTCCTGCATCAGCGATTTCTGCGTCAGAAACTCTGTCGTATACTGGGTAATAAAAACCAGAACCAAGATTTGTTGTTGCTGCACCAACTGTAGCACCATCCGCTGAATGGATGTAATATGGCCCAGAGTTTGCAGTTTGTCCAACTGGTGTTTCAAATGTAATTGCTTGTCCAGATAGAGAGTAACGTGCTGTTGGAACGAGTCCACCAGAAGTTTCATTTACACCTCTTACGGAAACTTGAACATCTGACCCAGAGAGAATGCGAACTGGAGTATCAGTACCAGCTGCGGCGCCGGAACTAGTAACTAGTGCGTTACCAGTATCCTGTCTTGGTAAAAGATAGTTTCCTGCACTATCTGCAGTTGTATGTAAATCAACACTTGCAGTTGGTGCTGTGGTACTAACTGCATAAGTGAATGCTTGTGCAGATGAACCAAATACTGTATCAGTTGTTGAAGACTGTCCAGTAAAATTGTCTGTTCTTGCAGTTGCAACTGTTGCAGCGGCAATACCAGATATTGCGTTTTTAATTCTATTTGCGTCATTTGAATCATCATCATTCGCAACTCTAACAACTTTCAATGAATTTGAATATGAAAGGAAGTTAGCCGCTGTGAACCATGATCTATAGTTGTCTTCAGCTGGATCGCCAAAGTGATATCTCAATTCTTCAACGCTACTTACGGTTACGATTTCGTCAATTGGGCCTTTACTAAACCTACCAACCAAACCACCAGTATTGGTGGCTAATGCTGGAACACTAGTAGAAGCATCAATCTCTGAAATGTTAACGCCAGGACTTACTTGGAATGCCATTTTTTATCTCCTTTAAATTATTTTATAGTGTATTTTCTATTTATTTATAAAAACAACAAATTCACCTAATTACCTAATTGGTGTCTTCTGTAGTCCATCTGTCTCCATCAGCATCAACAAAAGATTCGAAATCATAACTGGATGAAATAAATCCAAATGGTAACATATTTTCCTCAATATTTCTTAACCTCTCCTCATAAATTTCGTTTCTTGTGTCAATATCAGATAATTCTTTAAAATAGTCATCAGTTGTCATCCAAGAGAACAAAATTAATGTGTCCACCAAATCGTCATTTTTACCAACATCTGCTTGATATTTATGACCCTTCGAAATAAAACTTGTTAATTCATTGATTGTATCAAAATCTTGTATTAAAATTTTATCTTCCTCAACTAAACTCTTAAGATTTAAACATCCTATTTTTTTAGTTGCCTTTGTTGTTCTAATTCCTAGTGTAGTTCCGCCTCTTCCACCAAAGCCTCCACTAACACTTTGACCTTTTCTTGTGTCGTTGTGAATACTTATCATATTTTCATATTCTAACTCATGATATAAGATGTCCGAAACTTGTTGTCCGACATCATTTACTTCTATCAAAACATAAGAGTCATTATATATCTGACACATCTTTTTGATTACAGTAGGATATACCATAGGAGGAATTAAATTCGACCTAAAAACTGCAACCTGTTTATACGGAACTTCAGACGCATCAAATATAGAGAATGCAGAATAATCTAATCCTCTACCTCTAGATACATCTACTGTAGTAAAATATACTCTTCCTTCTCTAGGCTTCTCATATATTTTTAGACTTCCATTTTCTAATTTCTCAAGTGGATTTCTATATGCCAGAGTTTTTAATTTTGTTGGACTAATTAAAGTATTTGAACTTCCTAAAAACTCAGTTTCAAATTCTTGTCTGAACTGTTCTTCAGATGTATTTTTAATTGTTGTTTTTTTCCACTCCTCATCCCTGCCTGGCACTTCACTCCAGTGTACAGAAATAGGATTATATGTATTTCTTCCTTCTTCTGCATCAACCCACAATTTATAGAAATGATTCATTCCTTGCGGAGTTGATACAATAAGAACTTTAGTTGATTCACCAGATGAAATTGTAGGATACACAGAATTAAAAAATTCCTCTGCAATTTCATTTGGAACGAATGCGAATTCGTCCAAGAAAAGAATATTAAAAGAACCACCACGAATTGCACTTGATGATGTTGCAGCTGCAAGTACCTTTGCACCGTTCTCTAATTCGATAGAACCTTTATTCCAAACCATCACGCCTTGTTGTAACCATTTTGGAAGATTCTCGTATGCTCTTTGTAGTCTACTTAATAATTCCCTTGCAGTGGCAAGTTTGTTTGCAAGTAATGCAACAGAAACATCTTTGTTGAAAAGAATATAGTGAAGAAAGAATGCAATACATGTAATAGACTTACCAGACTGTCTCCCAATTTTACAAATAGTAAATCTTTCATCATGAAATGATCTAATCATCTTTTCTTGGAATGGATATAGGTCAAAGTTTACCAAACCCTTGTCAACATTGACAATCTTCATATATGTCTTAATAAAATGTACAGGGTCTTCCATACACTTGACATATTCTGCGGCCTGTTCTTCAGTCCATTCAATCTCAACCCCAGCTGCTTTTAGATTGGGGTTGTTGTGATATACTTCACTCATCAGTATCTTCTTCTCTATTTTTACCTCTTAGTCTTTCTAAGAGTTCATTGGTACTTCCAACCAATATTGCGTTATTCACTACTTTTTGTGGAACTCCACCGTCTTTAGTGTTTTCTATTTTATTCATTGTCAATTGAAGTTCTATTAAATCTTTTGCTAAATCGCCAGTAGTTTTCAAAAGTCCTGCAGTCACTTCATATGCTCTGGGATGTTCACTTTCCCTTGCAATCATCATCAAATTTTGTAAAGATTCTTGTCCCATAGAAACTAAATCTTTTAAAAGTTCTCTGTGATATTGATAGTCTTCTTCAATATCTTCGTTTCTAGATTCTTTGTCTTTATAAATTTCTACATTATTTTTTTGACGCTCTATTATTTCTTGTGATTTCTTTTCTATTTTGTTATCGATTTCAAGAAACTTACTTAACTGCTCATCATCTAGTTTCTTCATTGTTATTCTCCAAAGTCTTCATTAAATGTGGTCAAAAATTCATAGTTATCTGTTTGAAGTGCATTACTAGGGTCAGTTGTTACTGTTGCTTCCGCATATGTTACTTCTGAACTATCTAAGTCGCCCACTGTTGCAGTACTTGTTCTAATGATTTTTTGTTCTCTTGGAACACCATAGAAAAATCCATTTAATGTAAATTCTAATGTCCACAGAAGCGCTCTTCTAGATAGAAAGTCTCCTTCATAATCATCCTCATATGATACAGAATTTAATGTCAGTCCTGTATCACGAATTACACTTAACTCATTCGCTTCTTTTATTGGTATATTAAAGGTAGGAGTAAAGTATGGTAATATCTGTTCTACTATTTGAGTTGCGTCATCCGCATTTTTTGCCATGACTGTTAGAGTGAATCCAATATCATAAGGGACTGGATTATACACATAATTTTTAGTATTCGGGTCTGCAGAATTTGGTCTAGACATTTTTTGTGTCTTAGAAAATTTTCTTTCTGGTGCGTATGTAAATCCAGAAATTTCAAAGCTCATTCTAGGCAAGGTGATTGCAACAGAATCTCCAAGATTTCCTGCTGGTTGATTTATTCTTGCCAGATATTTTTGTGAAGGGCCGTATGCAAGGGGAACCTTAATCGTTTCCAACACATCTCCATTGGCGTTTCTTCTATCGATAGTAATATCATCGAATATAGAACCAAATGCAATAACATAGTTTCTAATTGTACTTCTATAATATGGACTATTACCTAACATTAGTAATCCTCACTGAATGGGTTTCCAACGGTAAAGTCGATAACCTTTTCTACATTTGAACTTGAACCAGTGAATACTGTGTCTTGTCCAGAAGTTCCATCTGTGGTGTCTGTTGTCTTGTTTTCTGTATATACAATTTGTTGCGTTGCGCCCAATAGATAATTCGCACCACTGTCTCTACCAACAGTATTTGTGTTTTGTGCAAAACTCCCTGTGAGGTTTGAAAGTTTCAAAACCTTAGTTCCAGAATTCCAAGTTTCTACTGTACCTGTTGCTGTTGCTGAATCGAAGTTTGCACCTTGATATACTATTTCACCTACGGTAAATTCGCCAGTTCCAGTACCCAAAGTTAAATCAACAGTAACAAATGTCTGTTGTTGAATGTCATCAATCTCATCAATTCCTGTATTAAACTTCTCACTTGAGAATTCGAATGATTCTGTAGATAGTCTATAGACATATCTTTTGCCTAATTGCCAGAATGCAACTTCGTCTTCTACAAATTTAATTTCATAAACTTTATCTTGTAGAGGCCAGTATACTAAATCGCCTTCTTGTGGATATTGCATAGTGGATTCTTCTTCCCACCTTTTAATAGATACAATAAGATTTAATTGATCTCTAATCTCTAAACCAAACTTTGATAAGAAGTCGCCCTCTCCTTGGAAACCATCTGCATCTTCAATATACATTTCAATAGAGAACGCATCATTGAATTCGGATATAGTTGACTCGTTAAAAACAGTATCTTCGTTTACATCAGTTCTTTTCAGATAATACATATCCTGCCCGTGAATCTGAATTGATTCA